GACGAAATTGGACTTGCGCCTAGCATTAATAATGCATCAGAACATATTTTAATATCGGTATCACCAGTTGCCATTTAATATCTCCAAATGTGCAAATAGACGGGAGCATACACCCCCGTCATCTGCATTTTTACTACTTAGTCTGCGTCAGCTACTGATAGTGCTGTACCATCAGAAACGTCAACAACGCCACTTGCATTAGAAAGTACAGTAACTAATGTTGATGTAGGAACAGAAGCATCCCATACATGAATTAAGTCACCTACTTTTAATACAGTAGAAGCGCCATTGAAATAACCTGCGGTATTAATGTCAGCAATAACATCAGTGCCAGGTGCTGTATAACTCCACATCTGAGGAGCATTACCAGCCTTAGACTGACCACCAATCGGTTGTAGGTTGTCTTTAGTATAAGCCATTATAACTTCTCCTTATCTTAAGATTCACGACATGTGAGTTGAACAATACCCTCGTCATCAATTGCAACTGCGTTTGCAGAAAGAATTGTGTTCACTAAGTGTGAAGTTTTCTCTGGAACATAGTTGATCTCTGTACGAGGAGCTAGGCCTTCAGCATAACCAACAGCTTGTTTGTGGAAAGCAAAAAGAGTTCTGTCAAGAGAACCGTCAATTGCTAAACCACCTTCTGAACGATCACCTAATGTATGAAATTTAAAACCTAAGTAGGTGTCAATTTCACCATTTACAAGAGCTTTAACTGTGTTAAAGTCAGATGATGTTACTGATGTTTCTGAAAGCAATGAAGCTAATGAATTAGCATGAATAATCATATGACGATCCTGTGGAGGAACGTTATTTGTATCCATGAGTTTTTTAGCTTCACGTAGTTTTGCTACGTTTAAGTTTGTATCAGTACCACCAATGTCGTTAGAAACGGTCAATGATGTGCCTGAAGCTGTTAATGCATCAAGAATAAGTTGATCTTGACGACGACCGATTGCGTTAGCTAAAACTTGAACTAACTCATTCTTTTCATCAAAATTAACTTTCTGTTGCATAAAGATGTCGCTGTATTCTGCGGCGTTCCAATCTTGTAGGGTAACGCTAACTTGGCTGAAATTTACATTCAACGGAGTAACGTCAGTTTGTGGCACTCTTAATGTTGCAGAGCCTTTACCCACTTTTGGAAATTTTACTGCTTCACCCTCGACGTTTCGTCGCATACGTGTTGCACCTACTAATTCAGCTTTCGCTTGATAGGCCTGTTTGACTTCACGATCAAAGAGTTGAACAAAGGCATTACTTAAAGGAATTGCCATTTTGATCTCCTTGTAGAAATTAATAAAAAAATGTATTAATCGCTATGGTATGCCAGAATCTGGGCCATTACTTGCTTTTTACGATAGCCGATCGACAAGGTTACTTGTATTTAAGGGTTGCAAAGCAATAGACCTTGCTCTTTTTTTACCACAGAACAAGGCCTTATGCAATATTTTAGTTATATCTTTCTTCAAACATCTTCTGAACTTTAGCTCGGTAAGCTGCGTCTGTTTGATATTGAGGATCACCAACCATAGCATCTAGCTCTGCATCGCTAACAGGATCACCTTGGATTGTAGGATTGATAGGAATATTAGGCTCTGAAAATGAACGTATTTTTTCAAAGATAGCTATGCCACGTGCTGTGCCAGCCATAATATTAAATTCATCACGTTCTTCTTTACTAAGCAATCCTTTTTGTGATAAACCATCTGCCCATTGGCGCATGCTATTAATTCGTGCATCTGCATTTGGGCCAAGTAATTTTCTTTCTTCAGCAACACTAACCTCAATGGTTTCTTCTTGTTCGCCAGCTAATTCTAAAATTGGCTGTACAAGTCCATCTAGTGCTGCTTGGCTAACACCGTACTCTTTAGCCCAATTTACCACATGACTTCTTGCAAAATCATCTTCAGGAACAGAACCAAACACAGAAGCATCATACACACCATCTTCTGGTGCTTTATGCTTTCCTTGTGATACTAATTTCTTGTAATGATTGTAAGACTTTACAATGCCTTCTCTATCGTAAGGATCTTCTTCATCTTCTTTCCAAAAATTTTCGGGCCACCACTCTGGCCTGTCTTTTTTTTCGGGTTTAGGTTCTTCTAAATGATTTATTTCTGTTGGTTGCTGGTCTTCCTCGGGTGCTACTTCAGTTGCAGTATCGAGTAGTCCAGCTTCAGAAGATAACTCTTCTTGAGCGCTAGGCTCGATTGTTTCATTGACCATTATAAATTCCTTGCTTTTATTAGCCTTGCTTCTAAATCCTTAATTATACTGTTTTGTCCTTCACGATAATACGCATAACTAGGATCGCTTCCTGGCAAAGCAACAGGTTGCTCAACTATGGTTTGGCGTAACCATTCCATAAGTTTTTCTCCATCTTCTGTACCTAATACTCTAAGGCATAAACGATTAGTATCGTCACGCTTTTGATCTACATTATTATTTTCAACAGGTAATTCTTGTTCTAAATCATCCCATCCAGCCATAGTTTATTCTCCTTGTGCTGCTTGTTCTGTTACCGCTTGTTCAGCCATAGCTCCAGCAACTTGAGCAGCTTCTTCTGGCGCTTCTTGTGCTGCTTGTTGCGCCATCATCATTGCTTGTTGTTGCATCATTGCGCGTTCAACAGGTGAGTTTAAAATGCGTTGAGGAACATTAAGTTTTTCTGCAATATAGTCAATCATCTCATCTTGTTTAATTGCCATTTGCCCCGCTTGGCCCATTGCTTGTGCAATTTGTGCAAATTTTAATACGCTCTCAACATCTTCCATTGCTTGCGCTTGCGCTAATGGTGCAACTGGAGCAATTTTTACTTCAAGACCGTTAATTTTTAAAGGCAAATTAATCATGCCTTTTTTATCTAATACTTGAAGCATTTTAGTAACAACAGGAATCATTGTTTCATTAATTAGTCGACCAAATGCTGATCCTAAATTTTGTGATAATTCTTTCATTCTTTCTACAACTTCTGTTGCAGAACGCGCTGACATATTATCTGGCGGCAATGATTCATCTAATAAGATACGTTTGATGTTTTGACGTAAATCATTAATAACAATTTGTGATAAATTAAAATCACCTGATCTTGCTAATGGTTTAAGTGATTCGCCTTGTGGGCCACCATTGCGTGCTACTGGAATAATTGCGCCTGGTATAATCTTTACTGTGTTTGGATTTAATACGCCATCATCAGCTGCGGTATAAACTCCAGCAATATTAAGTGATGCGTTTTTAAGTTGAAATTCTAATGTTTTGTTAAGTGTTTTAATATCTGGTAAAGCAGTAATAAGTGGGCCTCGACCATAAACTTCTCCAGCAACTTTGGAATAACGTGACACTACCCAAGGACTAACTTCTGTTCGTCTATAAACAATCTCAGCTTTAGATTTTTTGTGAATAACGTGATAACAATAATCGCCGCGCTTAACATCAAGAACTGTTGCTTCAATTAGTTCATGATCTTCTGTCGGTTTGTTTTTAATCGCTTCAGCTAACTCAGATGGAATTTTAGCATCAGGCCATTGACGTTCAATACTTTCAGCTTTTATTCTCATGCGCCGATAAACATTATCAACTTGTCCGTCTGAGCCTTCTTCGAATGATACCAAATAAGAGGGTACAGGAATAAAATTAATAGGATTAATATCATCACCTGGTTGAACCATCATGACAGCTGTGCCTACACAAAGCTCAAGTAAAAATTCACCAATAGCAATGTCAAAGTTAGATTGTTTTAAACTTGAAAACATGCGCTCAGAATACATATCAAGAGCTGCTTGTGCTTCTGCATGTCTATTTTTAGGTATGTCTGAACCTGGTTCTAAACGACACCAATTGCGTTGTGGAGGAAAAATGCCAGATTGCATACGATTAGCAAAGCGTTGCGTTGAATTGATAGCTGTTGAGTCAAATACTTTATTCATTTTCTTTTGACCACCAACCCCACCTTCCCAATATCCATCGTAAAGATTACGCTGTGGCAACGCGTATTCATAACAATCTTCATAAAGATTTCTAAAATCTTCTTTTTTTCGTTGTGCAAGCTCTTGTCTTGCTAAAACTTCTTCAGCTGTTAATCTCATTATAGTTGCCATAGTTATGCCTTTTTATATAATAATAAATTTCGCCCCATACTTCTTCCTTTTTTTGCTTTGCGAGAAGCAGCTGATTTAGTAGCAGTTATTGATGCCGACCTTCCCCCCGACATTCCTCCCAAACTTGTTGTGTTTTTGTTTTTTTCTGCATTAGTAGGAAGCGCCGCCTCAGCTTTGTTTAACATATTTGTTTGATCTGCTGACAAGTTTTTTCTTTTTTGAAAAGAATGAACCAGCAGTCTAAATAGTACATCTTTACCATACAATCCACCACTACTAAAATCTGGTTTTGCCATAATTATGCCTTTTTATGTCTGTTTATGTCTGTTTGCAAAAGCTCGAGCATTTGATTTATTACTAAACCCCCAAGCTGTTAATGCTCTTTTTAACCTTGTTGGTCTTCCTTTACTGTCTTTTAATGGGCCACCCATGCCAGCAAAACGAGCAGCAAAAGATACACGGCGACCATCAGTGCCAGTTTTTTGGGGAGCTTTAAGATTTGCTCCTTCTGTTCTTTTGTAATATTTTCTCCCAGCTTCATTCAAGCCTCCTTTAGGATTTTGATATTTTTTAGCAACCATTATTTACCTACTTTTTAGCGGCGTTCATATTATCAATTAAATTAGGGTAAGGCCTACCCGCTTTAGCCGCGCTTCTCATTGCATTACGTTTTTGAGCTGATGTAAGTTTTTTTGGTTTTCCCAGGTTTTTTGGTCTTTTTTTTTCCCATACCTCGCTCATCAAATTCCTCCTAAATTAAATAAATCACCTTTATATCCCATCTCTTTTGCTGGACGTTTTTTTGTTTGTTGCCATAAACCAGCACCGTATTGTGCGTTATGAGCTTTCCAATTATTGTAAAAAAGTTTGCCGCTTGTGCCAAAACCGTCTCTTGATTCAGTTCCGCGCATTGTCCAATTTTTAGCTGGGCCATGTCCTTGGTTGTGTGCATAGGCAAGGTATCCTAATTTTTGCCTCATACTTGGCAAAGCATTATAAGTATCCGCTTTATATTTAAACTGCGGGTCATCTTTACTCATATAAGTGTGATTAGCATAGGTATAAGCAGCAAATAATTTTTCTTGCAATAATGGATCATTTCTAAAAACTTCACGCTCTGCGTCAGTATGGCCAACAACTTTTTTTAACCCAAATTTTTCTGAACCATCTAATTTTGCCATTTTGCCCATTTGATAACGACCATCATAATGATCGTCAGAGCCACCCATTATGCCATAAGTTTCGGCATAATCTTTAAAATTTGTTTTCCACTGATTGCCTTGACTTTCTTTATAAGCAATTGAATTGCGATACATATCCCATTGCTCTTTATTTAAGCCTAAATTTTTTTCTACAAATTTATAAACTTCCGCCATACCTTTAATAGTATCTGGAATTTTTTTAGGTTCTTGTGCCATATTGAGTCCTATGAACAGTATAAAGATTAACAGGGCCAAAATATATTTCATGCCAATCGACCATCCTCATTAACCCAATTTAGAGCCTTCGCCCCCTAAGGTACTTCGATCTGTCATTAATCTGCGATAACCCATAGCGCGACCACGACGAACACGCCGAGTTGCTGAATCATAAATATCTTTTTTTTCTTCACGTGATGTAGCTGCCATTTTTGCCGCAGGCTCTGCTGCTGCTGGTGCTGGTGTTGACTTTTTAGGCTTAGTCACTTTGAACACCTTACTTACTTTTTTACTCATTATGCTGTCCCTCCTAATGTTGTTGATTTAACTCCTTCTTCTGCATCATCACGGTCTGCAAGCAACATACGTTTGCCACCTTTCATGCGAGCGGCTAATCTTGCTGCACGTTTTTCGGCTTCATCACGTGTTTCTGCTTGTGCAATAGCTCGGTCTTCTTCTATTTGTTGACGTTGTTCTGCAATTTGCGCTTCTTGCGCAGAAGTATCAGGAGGTTTAATACCTAACAAATTTCCAACTAATTTTCCCATCGTGTCATTCCCATCATAAATGTATCTTCTTTATGTTCACTATATGCTCTCATCAAGCCTTCAGGTTTAAACCCAAGATATACTGCCCAAGCAATAGCCCTCTTATCATCTTTTTTAACAGTTATTTGCACTCTATGCAAGTCATAAGATATAAATAACATATCAAAAAAACCAAGAGCGCCTTTACACATACCTATTTTATATCGTCTAAGGTCTTCATCAAAGATAGACCACGCTTCAGCAACGCCTCTCCACAAATGAACAGCACCATAAACGCCGAAAGTATGATTATCATAGATTGCACTAATAGTAGGGCCAAGTTGAGACTGATTGATAAAATACTGTTTTCTATCTTTAATCGACATGTTCGAAAGCTCATAGTCATATAACCCTTTAAACCCCTCTAAATCTTTAGGTTCAAAATT